TATCACTCAAGATCCTAACTTGGATCGTCGCGTTCAGTTGACTTTACCAAGAATGTCATTTGAACTTACAGATATTGCATATGATACGACGCGCAAATTATCGCCATATATCAATCAGTTTGGTGCGTTAAATGACACTCAAATAAAAACATCAACACTTACACCGTACAATTTTAATTTTGCTTTGTATATCTACGTGCGAAACACTGAAGATGGCACGCAAATTATTGAGCAAATCCTTCCATATTTTAATCCGGATTATACTATGACATTGGATTTAGTGGGAGTCGGCAATCCTGTTGACGTTCCTTTAATTCTACAAGGTGTGAATTATAGTGCAGGTGGTTCTGATGGTCCACCTCAAGATTTAAGAATGCTTCAATGGAATCTCAGTTTTACAATGAAGGGATACCTTTACGGTCCAACAAGCAACGTAAAAGTTATTCGTAAAGTTACTGCTAACACATACGAATATAATAGTGGTGGATTAGAGGCGAAGAGTTTTACGCTCAATACTGGTTCAGGTAATTTTAAAATTGGTGAAGCGGTATATCAAGGTCGCTCATTAGATTCTGCCTCAGTCAGAGGATTTGTCAGCGGTTGGAGCAACACATCAAATACTCTTATCGTTAACGATGTAACAGGATCATTTAAACAAGGAACTATACTGAAAGGTGCTGTATCAAATGCATCATATAACTTATATACCTATGCATCAGCCACAGATTATCAGTTAAATAGAATTACAGTTCAGCCTGATCCGCTTTCATCTAATGCGAATACGGCATTTGGATTTGATATTGATATTGACAGTGCACCAAACATTACATAATTTATGAGCGAAACAGATAAAAATCTAGCAGAAATACTGAACACTGATTATATTCCTGCCGTAAAGGAAGATAAACCAATCACAGTTCACGAAGATTCTAGTCCAAATCCAGACGCAAACTATTCGCGTTCAAATTACTATAATCTTATAGAAAAGGGCAATGAAGCACTCGAAGGTATACTTGAAGTTGCAAAAGAATCGCAGCATCCAAGAGCCTATGAAGTTGCTGCAAACATGATCAAGAATCTTTCTGATGTGACAGAGAAACTTATGATTCTTCAAAAACAACAACAGGATTTGAAACCAAAGGAAGTTGCTCCTACTAATATTACAGTAGACAAAGCAGTATTTGTTGGATCAACAACTGATTTGTTAAAGAAACTAAAGAATGAATCTTCCGACTAAAATAAAAAATTATCTCGGCAATCCGCACTTAAAAAAAGTCAATATGCCAGTTTCGCTTACGGAAGAAGAGGTCCGTGAGTTTGTCAAATGTGCTGAAGATCCTATTTACTTTATTGAACGCTATGTAAAGATTATTACCCTTGACAAGGGTTTTGTCAGCATTAATCTTTATCCGTTTCAGCGTCAAGCAATTAATGACATTAACGAAAATAGAAAAGTTATTTTAAAGGCAGGTCGTCAGCTCGGTAAAACGACCATGGTTGTTGGTTATATCCTTTGGTATATTCTTTTTAATCAAGATAAATTTGTAGCCATTCTTGCCAACAAAGCGCCAACAGCACGCGAAATTCTCAGTCGTATTAAAATTGCATATGAAGCATTGCCGCTCTGGATTCAACAGGGCGTTAAGGTATGGAACAAAGGTGATATTGAACTTGAGAATAATTGCCGTGTAATGGCAACCTCTACGGCATCAAGCGCGATCCGTGGTTTTTCTATCTCGCTTCTATACCTTGACGAGTTTGCATTCGTACCGAGTAATATCGCTGAAGAGTTCTTCACCTCTGTCTATCCAACCATTTCTTCTGGTACAAGTTCTAAGATTCTTATTTCCTCAACACCAAACGGCATGAATCACTTTTATAAAATGTGGACCGAAGCTGTTGAAGGTCATAACGGATTTAAACATATTGAAGCCAATTGGCGTCAGGTGCCAGGTCGAGATCAAAAATGGGCTGATGAACAAAGACGTGTTCTTGGCGATCAGAAATACTATCAAGAAGTTGAAACTGAGTTTATGGGTTCTTCTGGAACACTTATCTCAGCCGCTGGTCTTAAGAGTTTGGCTTTTGTAACCCCATTGAGTAAAACTGAAAGCGGAATATCCGTTTACAAACAACCAGCACCTGGTCGAAGTTATATGGTCGTAGCCGATACCTCTCGCGGTAAAGGGTTAGACTACTCGGCATTTGTTGTAGTAGACATATCTTCTATCCCATACAATCTTGTTGCGACCTATAAAGACAATAATATCAGTCCTTTGGTGTATCCAAGTATCATTAAAAAACTGGCTGAGTATTATAATGGAGCATACGTTTTGGTTGAGATTAACGATAATGGTCAGCAGGTTGTTGACTCATTGTTTGATGACTATGAATACGAAAATATTTTGTCTAGCGTTGAACTAAAGAATCGTATGACGTTGACATGGGGTTACGGTAAGAAATCAGATCGCGGTATTCGTACCACAAAGTCTGTAAAACGGCTTGGGTGTTCAGTTCTCAAGAATCTTATAGAATCTCAGCAAATTCTTATCCAAGACTTTGAGACTATATCAGAATTATCCACATTCATTGCTCGCGGCACAAGTTTTGAGGCAGACGAAGGTAGCCATGACGATCTAGTCATGTGTTTGGTGTTATTTTCTTGGTGCACCAGCCAAAACTTTTTCTCTGAAATTAGCGATACCAATATTAAAAAGCGACTCCACGAAGAACAAATGCGGCAAATTGAGGACGAAATGTTACCATTGCCTGTAACATTAGACGATAATAATTCTTTTGTATCGGATGGGGCTGTTTGGAATGTTGTGGAGAGCAAAAACTGGGGTACATAACCTTAAAAACTCCTTTTTACTAAATAATTTCGTAGATTTTCTTAATTCTCCATTCATAGGAGCATAAACATGGCGTTTCAATTATCTCCTGGTGTTGTTACTTCCGAAGTAGATTTAACAACCGTCGTTCCTTCTTCAGGAACAACTACTGGTGCTTTTGCTGGCGTTTTCCAGTGGGGTCCAGCTGAATTTGCATATCAAGTCGAAAATGAAGTTCGTCTTGTAGAAGTTTTCGGTAAACCAGATACCAATACTGCAGTTTCTTTCTTCACTTGTGCAAACTTCCTCAACTACGGTAACGATCTCCGCGTTGTTCGCGCTGTAAACGGCGACAACACCAGAACATCAACCGCTTCAGGAAATACAACTTATCTCATCAAGAATGAAGATCAGTATTTTACAAGTTTCTACAGCTCAAATACTGGCAACGCAGGCGCATGGGCTGCATGATATCCTGGCGCACGCCGTAACTCGCTCAAGGTGAGTGTGTGGGCAAATACAAATGCAACACACTTTAACGCATGGGCATATAAAAGTTACTTCGATTCTGCTCCTGGAACGTCAGCATTCGTTTCTGCTCTCGGAGGCGCCAACGACGAAATGCACATTGTCGTTGTCGATGAAGACGGTCTCTTCACAGGAACATCAGGAACTGTTGTAGAAACATTCCCATTCTTGTCAAAAGCAAGCGACGCAAAAGACAGCGTCGGCAACTCAAACTACTACAAGGATGTGCTCCGGAGAAAGTCAAAGTATATCTACTGGACGGATCACCCAGATATTTCAAACACCTACGCAACTTGGGGTACAGCAGCAGCTGGTAAGACATATGCTCAACTCGCAAATGTTTCAGCAGTTCACACCGTATCTCTCAGCGGCGGCGCTGATGGCGTAGTTGTTGCTGGTAACGTTCAAACTGGTTACAGCAAGTTCATTGACGGCGATCTAATTGATGTTTCGCTTGTTATGACTGGCGCTGCAGAACCAGCAACAGCACTTTACGCAATTAACAGCGTTGCTGAAGTTCGTAAGGACTGCGTGGTATTCGTATCGCCAGCTCTTGCTAACGTAACTTCTTCAACACCAGCTGATGATGTCATTAACTACCGTAAGAATGCACTTTCAAACGTGTCATCTTCTTACGCTGTAATGGACAGTGGCTGGAAGTATCAGTATGACAAGTATAACGATTCATATCGCTGGATTCCACTCAACGGTGACGTTGCTGGTCTATGCGTTCGAACAGACCTTGAAAGAGATCCTTGGTACTCACCAGCTGGATCTTCACGTGGTCAAATCAAGAATGTCATTAAACTTGCATACTACCCAGTAAAGGCTGACAGAGATACGCTCTACAAGAACAGTATCAACCCTGTCGTATCATTTGCTGGCGAAGGTACTATCCTATTCGGCGATAAGACAATGCTATCGAAGCCAAGTGCATTCGACCGCATCAATGTTCGTCGCTTGTTTATTGCTCTAGAAAAAGCGATCTCTCGTGCTGCCAAAGCGCAACTCTTCGAGTTCAATGATGAATTCACAAGATCGCAGTTTGTATCAATTGTTGAACCATTTTTGAGAACGGTGAAGGGTCGTCGTGGAATCACGGACTTCAAGGTTGTTTGTAACTCAACAAACAACACACCAGCTGTTATTGACCGCAATGAGTTCATTGGTGACATTTATGTCAAGCCTAACCGCAGCATTAATTTCATCCAGCTTAACTTTGTTGCAGTTCGTACTGGTGTATCCTTTGATGAAGTCGTTGGTAGATTTTAATAAATAATATAAGTCAGGAGAACGCAATGCCTTTCAATATTACAGACTTTAAAGGAAATTTTCCATTCGACGGCGCACGCCCTAATCTGTTTGAAGTCAACATTCCAGTGTTCGATCAAAAACTCACGTTTACAGCAAAAACAGCACAGCTTCCTGGTTCTACAGTAGGAACAATTGAAGTTCCTTACTTCGGTAGAACTATCAAGATGGCAGGTAATAGAACATTCCCAGAATGGACAATTACTGTTATCAATGATGAAGACTTCGTTGTTCGCAATCAACTTGAAGAGTGGATGGCAAGAATTAACGGTCACGAAAGCAATCTAGCCGAAGCATTCTATAGCCAATACGCATTCGACGCTGAAGTTTATCAGTACGGAAAGCAAGGAAACATCATCAAGACATATACATTTATTGATATGTTCCCTGCAGATATTTCTCCTATTGATGTTAGCTGGGACGCAAACGACGCAATCGAGGAATACGCAGTGACATTCCAGTATCAATACTGGACATCACCAGAAATCTTTGTTGGCTAATCATATCTATGAGTAGCATCAACG